TCCTCATACTTTCCGAAATCGTCTGTTGACTTGTGTTATCAAAATCAAAGTCACATATACCTCTTACAAGCATATCCTTAGCCACTGTGAGCGGTTTAACATCATCGGAGTATAAATATATTGTTGTGCTATCCGCTGTCTGTAAACCACTTCTAAGGACATTTCCTGCTTTATTTTCACGCCAATAGACGCCGTTTATGATATGTCTTGTAAAACCTTGCGTAGCTTTATTGTAAAGATATAGCGTACAATCTGCGTTTTTCAACATCACCTAAGCCCCCTATATAATAAGCCTGTATCTGACAGCCATTTATATACTATTTCTCGTATATCTGATTTCAGGTCTCTTTGTTTGTTGGAAGTGCTTTCGTATGACTTTGACCAACCGCCAACGCTTTCAGACGATACGCCGTCGTTATCTAATTGCTCATAGCTATAAAGCTTTTCTGCAAGCTCACAACAACACATTTTTACACATTCGGGTATGTTGTTTTCGTCAATGTTATCACAAGTATAAAGCTTGATTTTCTGCGTTGCCGATCTTGCATAAAAAGAAAAAGCGGTATCAATAACCGCCTTTTTACAACAAAGATAATTGTTTTTATAGAAATCTTCGTCTGCATAAATTGTCATTGATACCACCTACTTCCATCACTTTTTAAACTTTGCAATGACAACCTTTGATTCATCGCTAAGTGCAGCAATATAGTGTTCATCTGCAGAAATAATTGTCTTTCTTGCAAGAGTTTTACGCTCCGTTTCAATATTTACATTACGCTTCAAATAAACTGTAAGTGCTGCAGTTTCGTCCTCTGTTTCGTTATCCTGGTTCAACTTAACAATCGGATTAAAATAGCAAGGTGTAGTAACCTTTGTGACCTTATCGCCTACCTTAGCATTAGGAAGTGTTTCCTGAACTTCGGCAATATTTGAATTTGTCGTTGCTGTTCCTGAACTATCGAACTTATACCATTCTGAATATAAAGGAACTTTCTTTGACGGAACGATTCTTGTATTGGCAATCTTTCCGATTTCTCCTGTCATAATAACATTGCCTGTATACTTATCAGCAGAGATAAAGTCATTATCTTTTCTAAGTACAGTAACTTGAGCAGGGTTTACAAACATTACCTTTTCTGTGTTGACTTCTTCATTGAATAGGTCAATGGCATCTACTATCTGAGCATATGAAATAACCTTTGATGAGCCATCAAAAATAAGCGGAGCTGTAAGCAATTCTTCTATTGAATCATTATCAACCTTTGAAGCAATAGCTTTAGCAAGCTGATTATTTGTTTCACCAACAGGATTTCCATAGCCACTAAGAATGGCTTCATCTGTAAGTTCAACTGCTTTCATAGCTTTCTTAACAGTCACCTGACGAGTGGAGGCTGTAAGCTTTGTTGTGCCTGCCTCAACGCCTTCTGCAACATCTTCGGCATCACCGATGTAGTTGTATGACGGCACTGTAATAGTTGAGCCTGGTGTACCTACAAGTGTGTTATCAATCTTTGCAATAGGTGTTACTACCATCTTTTTGTCTACCTTTGCGGAAATCATATCCGCCATAACCTCTGGGTCTATAAGGTCGCTGAGCTTTGTTGTTTCTGACATAAATTATCATCCTTTCAGTTGATTATATTTTTCAGGGTCCGACTTTTTGAGTGCAAGCCTTTGCATATACCCCATTTTTGCAAAAGCTTCTGTTGAAATACTTGAAGGATTACCTGTTCCAGTAGGAGCAACAGGTTTACTGATAGGCTCATTTGATTCAAACAAGTAATCATTATCTGCTTTGATAGCTTCGATTGCTGTTTTTATATCATCGCTTTGATTCTTGGAATTTTTAAGAGCTTCAATATCAAGCAATGCTTTTACTGCTTTAGCATTTCGTGCCTTACTGGAGCTTATTGCACTATCAAGCACTGCACTAAATTCCATATCAGCGATTTTTGATTGATATTCGGTTTCCTTGTTTTTAAGGTCGTTATTCAAGGTTTCGATTTTACCTTGCAGTTCCTTAATATCAATACCATCAAATTCCTTGAGGGCGTTCTGAGCCGTTTCAAGCTGTTCCTTGTAGTTGTCTCTTTCGGCTTCAAGTCTTGCCTTTGTCTTTTCAATATCCGAGCCGTTCTCGCTCATTATTTTATCGACAATTTCTTTTTCAAGACCTAAATCCTCTAAAAACTTTCTTTGCATATAAATGCTCCTTTCGATACGCTTTTTACGAGGTTGCTTCTCATTCTATCCGTAGTTTTACGACTTCGGAGCGGTCAATTTGGGGCATTAAAAAAGCACCCTTTTCAGAGTGCTTAATTTCTTTTTATGAAGCGTTCTTCGATAAATTCTTGGAAATCCATTGTTTCACCTACTTTCTACTTAATCTTTTGATTTAAATGTATACGGAATAATTTGTTCAGGTAAGAAATTTATTTCATAATGATATTTATCAACATGTGCACCTGAAATATCTTCAACAGTATACATTGTCCAATCATTCAAGTATATATAATCAACCTTGTATTTTCCATTTTCAACTTCAATAGTAACCTCAAGTTCATGATTACTATTGTTAGATAATGAGAAATAGCCTGTCAATTCTAATATTGGTTTATCAGAACGCATATTAATAACACTAAGTCTACGCTCAACATTAAAATTATCTGCTTCTTGTTGAACATTTCTTTTCGCCCTGTCTGCCTCTGTACAACCACAAATCATACCGACAAGCACAGCTAATGATAGCCCACATACCAGTATCTTTTTATGTTTAATTTTCATTTTTAAATCCTTTCTTAAATTATAGCATAGAAAAACCGCCCTTAAAGCATTTTAACTTTAAAAACGGTTATTGAACATATTGATATTTCACACTATAATCTACTTATCGGGTGGCATCCGAAATATATTATAGGAGGTGAATTAAAATGATGAATTGATTTATGCACAATGTTCACTTAAGGACGAAAAACATTGTGATGGTTATGAATCACCTGAGCGGAAATGTCCTTATTGCTATCCTCATTCTTTGAAAGGCTAAATATAACATCGCTCAAAAAATCATTATAAATGTCTCTTTTTTGAGAATAGCAGTATTCTAAAAAACAGCATTGTGAGCAGTTCCCATTCAGACTTTCACAATGCTGTTTCATTTTACTATGAAATTCAATTATATCCATAATAATTCTCCATTAAGCAAAACCGCCCTCAAGGAGCGGTTTTATTATTCAAAGTATTGTGTCAGCTCAATTTCTGAATTAACGTACACAGCACCGATATAATAACTGTTGTGTACAGTAATTTTCTTACCGTGTAGTGTATATATCTGCGTTTTCGAGTTGTCAACATCTGTTAGCAAATCAGATTTTTCAATGCCAGGGATATGTTTTTCCAATGTGGCACATTGCTTTTTAAAAATCTCTTCATCTGCAACTGTGCAAATATTGTATTCGTATTCTTTCATTGTCAATCCCCCAATCCAAGTTCTTTATTTACTGATCTGCGTGTTTTTACAGCAGTATTCAAAATATCCTTTACAGCCTCGTCTCTGCTTAAATGCTTTCGTTTCATTTTATCTGATAACAACTCTTCAAAAGAAATTATCGGGTCGGTTTGGTCAAGAATTTTACGAGCATCTTGGTCTCTCATTAACTCTCTTGCCTGAAAACGATACTGATTACGCAATTTGCAAGCCTGCCTTGCCTGTTCTTCAATAGACTTGCTACTGTCGATAAGTTGCGGAATATTTTCATTATGATATTTATACCACTTCCGCACATCTACATTAGACATCTTGCCTTTCATATTTATTATATCGCCGTAATCTTTTTGAGTCAAGTCTATCTTTGTTTTTCCAACCCCAATATTTCCTAAACCGTCAACAGTCACTCTCTGCCTCTGCTGTGGCAAATCCATAGCTTTAGAAAAGCTTGTATATTCTTGAGAAGTACCTCTATACTTTGCTCTTGCAAGCATTATGTCTGTTTCATCAGCTTCACCGTCCTGCAATAGCTTGATTTTTTGTCGTTCGGCTCTCATTCTCGTTTCAAGTTGTCGCTGTCTTTGCAGAGCTTCATATTTTGTATATTGCTTGCCATTGTAATCAATCGGAATATTCTCTTGACGATTCATTTCGTCAAGCTCTTCCTCGGTATATGTCGGAGCAGAAATGCCAGGAATAACAGGATAATAGCTATGATAGCAGTTAGCACCACACAAGCCCGTAACAGAACCTAAACCGCATACGCTTTCAAGCTCGCTACTCTTATACCAACGACCTTGCCAAACCTGGTGTGAAGGTCTGGCACCGCTATGCCACGAAACTTCAAACATATCTGTTCCAAGCTTTTCAGCATTGTGTTCGTTAATCTTTGCGGTAACTTGTGTAAGACCTGTCATAACTGCCCTGCGTGCTGCAACATCTGCACGATTACTCCAGCCTGTTTCATAATCAACGGTTCTTAGACCACTATTAGTCATTTCTGACACTGTCTGTTTAAGAACCGTATTATAGTCAAAAACGCCCGTAGCAATGCCGTTAATAGCATTGTCGAGCGTAGTTTGATAATATTTTGCAATAGGTTTAAATACCCTCTTATCGCCTGATTTTACAGCAAAGCCGAGCGATTGAGAGATGTTCTGCATAGATTCAAGCGTTTGTTTCACTATCGCTGATATGTATTGCTGTAAAGCTTCATTCTTTTCAAATGGGATAAATTGCTTTCCTTTTGCTTTATAGAGCGTTTCGTCTCTTGCATAGCCTTTGCCGATAATGTTTTGATATAGTTGATTTATACTACTCTCATCAAGATTAAATGCTTTTTTGATAGCTTTTCTTAATGATTTTTTGCTCTTTCCGAGTTCATAAAGCCTATACAACTGCCAATCTGCAGAACGGGTAATTTCACTGTTTATTCTTATGCGACGAATTACATCTTCCATTACTTCAATCTCAAGGCTTCTCATTGCATTATCGAATATCATTGAAAAAGCTTCAATTTCTTCTGGTGTATACATCAGTCAATAACCTCTGCTGTACTATTAGAAGTCATAGCCTTAGCGGTTTTCTCGTCTTCTCCGTACCATTTCATACGGTATTCCCATAAAGGCATTACCCCCATAGCTACATCTTGTCTGTCGCTTGCTCTCTTAACTTCATCATCGGCAAGTATGCTGTCTTCAAAGTTTATTGAGATTTCATATCCGCTTTGCGTAAGCTTGTTATAAAATGCAAGAGCGTAGCATAAATCTTCAAGGCATAGCTTAAGATTATTTTGTATCGCTGTGACAGTATCGAATTTTCTTTGTTTTGATGACTTTATCTCAGTAGCTGTCTTATCTACCGTTTGAGGGTTTGATATATCACCATAGGAAAGCCCCACAGCAAACTCAATTTCTCGCTTGTATTCTTCAAGCCCTGAAATAAAATCAGCTTGTCTGAGCTGTGGAGAAAACTCGTGGTAGAAATCACCTTTACTTCCGCCGGATACATTTAATCCTCTATAAAGCCGTTCTTTTAAGTTAGGTAACTCAAAACTTTTCTTTCCTGTAAGAAGATTTTCAGTTGGTTTCAAAGCCGTTGTATCAACATCAACAGCTCTTTCTCCACTTTCAAATTCCCAGTCAAGCCTGCCGAATTGAGTGTCTGTCAATCGTATAAAATTTTTTACACAATCAAACATTGATACGCCCGAATATGAGCCGTCAATAGTATTTGCAATAGGATTAACATAATAACCAAAAGCCGGTCTAAGCATAAGCGGATAGCTTATTTCAGGTGGAAGAATTGCCCATTCTGCTACATCAGATAAAGGAATTTCCTTGCCCAGTGATATACCATCAAAAGAGCGGAACGCTCTATTCGTAATCGTTAAACCCTGCCCGTAATCTAATGAGTGATATTCTAAGCGTATACGATAATCGTTATTTCCAAGATATTTAACTTCCGGAAAAATAACCTTGATTAGCCTACCATTCGCATCGTATTCAACAGGAATAAACTGCGATTGAGGAACAAACTGAACTTTATCTTCGCCGAGCGGTTTTATTATCATTGCACCGGACGCAAGCCCTCTTTGAAGATTAAGATTTAGATTTTTTACAGAGCTTCTAAAAATATCATCAAGCTTTTTATTTGATATTTTAATGGTCATTTCGTTTGTAGAAATGTTTGAAAGCTCTCTTACAATCGCTTGTTCAAGTCTCAATGAATAAATTCCTTTTTCGTGATTTATCCAAAACGCTTTGCCAGCATACATTCTCTCCCAATCCTCGATTGCATTAAGCATATCGTCTGTTATTGCAAGCTCGATGCCATAGACACTACTTACATCTGATTTTGATAACATTCCCCTTATCCACTCCCTTATTCTTGAAATAATGCTCATAGCTTACTGACCTCGCCTTCTCCAAATTCTCTCTGTTGCATATCTTACCGCGTCAATCATATGGTCGTTGCCGTCAGGATAACCGCTTATTACATTGCCTTCTTTATCCCTATCGTATTCAGCGTCAAGAAACTCTTGTGCAGCGACAGGACACCTCTCATTGTCAATAACAATCTTTTTTAAGGATTGCAGCCACTTATATGAATAATCTCTACTGTTAGGCCCCTTTTCAGCGCCTCTTGCAAGCAAACCATATGCTCTATAATCTTCTACCGATTTATTTTCAGAGCTATCACAAGTAATCAAATCATTAGCGGTTATGCCTAATTCAATAAGTTTCTTTGCTGTATCGATATTCTTTGTTTTATTACAAGTGTATTCCTGCCATATAAACAGCGTATGCTGTGCAGGAGCATACTGCACACGCACGAAAGCGTATAAATCAGGGTACCAGCCCCAGTCAACGCCATTGAAGATATAGTCGAAATGTTCGATTTCTTCATCGGTGACAGTTCTTATCTCTACATTATCGAAAATATTGCCACCAGTACCGTTAGCAACGCCCATATACTCGTTTTCGTATGCAATAGGATTAGTTTCTTTCAGAAACTCTGCATCGTCTAAAAACGGCTTTCCAAGCCATTTAGGCGGTACCGTAAGATAAGTGCTTTCAACGACAAGCCTATCCTCACGAGGAATCTTAATATACTTATTCGCCCAGTTTTGAGCTGATTTCGGAGGATTGAAAGACTTGAATTTATAAGCTGTGTCACCACCACGGATAACCGATTGCTCAATTTTACGGACGGCTTCTTCGCCAGCAAACTGGTCAAGCTCCTCAAACCACACTATGCCGATATAGCCAAATGCGGTTTTTATCGACTTAATTTTATTAGGGTCATCAGCACCTCGGAAGTATATCTTTTGACCTGTTTTAATTCGTGTAATCTCAAGCGGTGACACTGTACAATTAAATTCGCTATCAAGTCCGAGAGCGGATATAGCCCATAATATTTGCTGATATACGGAACTTCTTAATGTATCTGCAACCTGCCTTAAAACGCAAGCGTGCATATCCTCGTTCTTCATAATGAGGTCAACAACATTCAGACCACAGAAAGAAGATTTTGTTGAACCACGACCGCCAGGAAAGACATATTCGGAATATTTATGCTCTTCTATGTCAAAAAGCACTGGTGAAAAAGTCGGTGCAATCAGCCTTGCCGGAATACCTGAATATTCTTTTTCGGGCGCTATCTCTGGTTCGGATTTCTTTCTCTCAAGCTCTAAGCGAGCTGTTTCGGTTTTAATCTTATGCTTCAACAAATCATCGTCACGAATTATACTTCTTAATTCCTTAATGCTTGCGACATCGCCTTGCTTTGCGTTTTTTAATAAAGCTGCGTTTACAACAAGTATGTTATTTACTGTATCTTCGTCAATATCATCAAGATTAAGACCTAAATTAGCAAGCAACTCCCAATCATCCGGAGTGTTCGCAGGCATTTCCAAAAGCATATCCATAACTTGCTTCATTGTCTTTTTTCGACGACGGTTTTCGCCTGATTTTTTACCGCCTTTTGAACCGTTTTTCACGGCTTCCTCACGGCTTTGTTTGCTTGTAAACGGCACTAAATTTTTTTCATTCACGGTCACCACCACTCTTAAAATAAAATAACAACACAAAAGCCGCCCTATTGGACGGCTCTTATGTAAACTCAGGAGGTATAAAATGCAAACTCGCACTTGGACCAGGTAACGCCCTGGTGGGCGGTTGATTTATAATATTTTATATTCGGCACAATCAACAAGTGCGTCACTACAAAAGCAATATCAAGCTCACAACATTAAGGTTCACACTAATATTGCTATGTAATAGTCAAGTGGGTCAGATAACGCTCTGACGGGCGGCTCATCGTTACTGAGCGTGTATTTGTATGAACACATATAGAAAGAAGAATGAAAAAAGGCAAGTTATTGGCGGTGGAGTGCAGCACCTGCGTCCGAGTTACTGGTCGCAACTTGAGTAACCCATTGTACTCTCTCCCGCCCTCATCTCACAATATCATTTTACTACTGATAAAAGTATCATTCAATATCATTTAGTATCATCTTTTCAAAATTATCAAGTGCATTTCCATATATGCGAATAGTATGTATTCTGCTATATTTTATATCCTCTGCTATCTCATCAAAAGTCATACCATTTATATAATAATCAATAAGCACGCTTTTAAATCTATTATCGGATAAACGATTTATTTTTTCTCTGACTTCTCTTTTCAAATCAACTAGTTTATCGATTTCTTCATCAATTTCATTACGCATATCAATTATTTTATCAATAGTTTTTTGTGCATTGTCAGAACAAGAAGTTTTAACTTTTTCACCAAACTGTACAGACTTTAAGCAAGTCATTTGCTTTTCAAGTTCAGACTTTTCTTTTATTTTTGCATTTATAAATCCATCAAGATTCCTTATACGCATAAGATATTCTTTCGCTGTCACATCATCACTTCCTTTTGCGTTTAAGCTCTTTAGCCCTTGCCTCACGCTCGTCATAATCTTCGTTTGTAAAATCTATGCCGATGTGCTCGGTTAAGAGTCTGTCGAGATTAACCCAGTACGCCTCATCAACATCTTTCATTTCATCGTTACAAAAATTAATGACTTGCGATATACGCTTAGCACCAAAGCCATGCTGTACATGGAGTGCATAGCATACAAGCTTTAAGATTCTACGCATATATGCTTGCTCAGACTGCTTAGCTATTTCCTCTGCAATTTTGATTTCTCTGTTTGTAACTACTCGTGCTTTCATTTAGATACCTCCTAATTTTGTCATAATTGACCTATAAGCGGTTTTTATTGTTTGCCTGGTAAATTTACTGTTTTAACTTTAAAATCGCTTGTAGGGCATTTCTCGGCATTTAATGCTATCAAAAATGCTACATTGCAAGCAATATGCCATAAATGGGGCAATCCGCTTTCAGCGTCTACGCCGTCAGGCTCTTTGATATATAAGCATATATGCCTCATTAGCGCAGCTCGGTATCTGTATGGCTCTACCTGCTTCCAGCTTTCGCTGTCGCCGTATTTGCTTACACCATATGTACGGACTATGCCTACCGCTTCTATCAGCTCAGGCGGTACAAGGTCAAGCCTTGGCTTGTTGTCATCGTATTTAAGATTGTCACTCATTTTAGATTCCCCCTCAATCTTCCTCGTCCTCAAAAATGCTTTCATTACACTCAAAATCTTCGCCAAGCGTCTCTTTCAAAAGCTTGTACATTTTACAACGTTTTTCTGCTGAAAAATTATTACACTTTTTAAGTACAATTATCTGACCCCTACATCTGCTTAAACAGCAAATGCCGTTAAGGTTGGCTATGCAGTTTTTTTCGCATTGTTTATCCATCTTTATTCCTCCTGAATCTCATAAAGCTTATCCCATAAAAACTTTATGACTGCTAACATATCATCTTTTTTTATAGCGTTGTGTGTTGCCATATTTACAACTTGATGTATTGCAATAGCTTTTTCATCATCAGTAAAATTATTACTGTTGATATTTGTAAATATAGCCACGGCTTTGTTTACACTCATTTTCATTCCTCCAAAAGTTCTGGGCTGTCGTATATGTTGTCTGCAACTGTCATATATCTTTCGACAAATTTGTCTAAAACATCTTGGGATATTCCATTTTGCCTGATTATCCACCTGCAATCAACTTCAGAATACACAACATCGTAATATGATGTTTCGTTGTCGCTGTTAATAAATTTGAGTATGTCTCCCTCAAAAATCTTAGTGCCGTTCTTGTCATTCAAGCCTGTGTACTGCCCGATTGTTTTGTAATCAATTTCGATGCCTCTTATGCCGTTTGTATTCGTCATTTCGGCAGGTAGGCTTTTAAACTGTTCATCATACAATTTTGTAACTAATCCATAAACCCATTCGCCGTTCTTGTATTCTGTTAGATGATAACCTTTGTCACGGTTTATCGCTTTACCCCTGAATAATTTTTCTCTCATCGTATACTCTCCTTGAATCCGTGCTCTTTGAGCCAAGCCTTAGCTTTCGCTTTAACCTCTGACGGTGCGTCTTCTATATTGCATATAGCCTTGAAGACCATTGCCCAGAAAGCAGTTTCACTTGAAATATTTTCAGGCTTAACACCAGTGTATTTTTTCATAAAAGCCTTAATTTTCTCCTCGTCAAGGCTGAATAACGCTTCATTGCGTACCTTCACAAATTTCTTTATTCTTTCCTCTGTTTTTTTATCAAAATCCATTTTAATCTCCTTTTCCATATGTACAAGCCAATCCTCCGCCGACACGCTCGCTAAACTTACACTTTTGGCAACAGCATACGCATATACGCTCGCCAAACTTGCGATTTACAGCTTGGTGCGGACACCTGCGGACGGATATTTGTGCATATTCCTGATTGCATTTATCGCACTTGATGTAGTAGTCAGAACGGTAAGTCTTCATTGTCGCTCACTTCCGAATCATCATTTTTTGATATATGTGCAATCGTTTCTTTTTCATTTTCAGGACCGGCTTCCCCTATTTCCGAAAATCGTTGAAACTTACCATCAAACTCAAATTTAAGTTCTTTAGTCCTGCCGAATTTGTTTTTATCTAAGATAACCTCTGTATCTTTTGCGTCAATATCCTCGTTTGATTTATCGTTGACATAATCCCTATGTAACAAAATGATATAATCACTATCCTGTTCCAAACCTCCGCTTTCTTTGAGGGCTGACATTGTCGGTTTTTCCTTGGCATTGCGTGTCAGCTGGGATAATATCAATATTGAGCAATTTGTTTTTTTAGCTGCTCTTTTGAGTTGTTGAGATATGTAATCAACCCTTTGCCGGTTATCGACAAATATCTGCATTGATGTTACAATCTGTACAAAATCAATAATCACAAATTCAGGCTTTATTTGATAAATCATATTTGTGATATCTTCAACATCAGATAAATCATCTATAATTTTTAAGTTTTCGTATTTGTCGAGCATATCAATTACATCTGTAATTTCTACGCCCTCATGCTTGCCTGTTTTGGTGTAGTCCTCGTTAAGATAATCAGCCATAATCCTGTCATATATCATACCAGCTGACATTTCCAAGCTAAAAAACAGTGTTTTAATTTGCCTGTTATGCGACGCAATGTTAATTGCAAAAGTAGTTTTGCCTGTTGATGGTCTTGCTCCTATTGTTGCCACAGTGCCTTTGATAAAACCGCCGTTTAGAAGCTCGTCCATAAATTTAAAACCCGTTGAAATCGTTTCGTATTTCTTTTTGTAATTCTGTAAATACAAAACGGCATTGTCTTTAACACTGCTCTCTTCTGGCTCGAATTTATCAGCTAACGCTTTAATAGTTTGATATGATACATCATCGCTTATAGCAAGCATATTAAATTCTGAGCGTATTTCTGCGTCCCTGACAATTTTTTTAAAAGCATTGAGCGTATCATCAAGCTGTTCAGCCATTAGCGTCGGCGTTAATGACGACTGCATAATAGATATAATCGCTTCCCTTGCTTCACCGTCAAAAGCGGATAAATAAATACTTTCATCAGCGTTTGGATATTCAAAAAATATCTTTTTCAAAGCTTTAAAAGTTTTCTTCGCACTTTCGTTTAAAAAATGCTTTTCGTTGAGGGTAAAAATCTTTCTGCGATTATCTTCATCGAGGGCGACAGCAGAAGCAAGTATTTTAAATTCAATTTCTGTTTTCTCTTCTATTCTGTCCATTTTTCGATGTACTCCCCGTTAAGCAATCTTTTTTCAAATTCCGTTTGTTGCTTGCTGTCAGCTTTGCTATATCTGACAAACAGTTTTTCCCAGTGCCTCGGAAACGGCGTCTTAGATTTTCTAAAAGCCGAGTGAAAGTCTGACGCTGTATAGTCATCAATACCCTGTGCTTTAGCAAACCTACGCACACTCCTAATTGGGATATGCCCATAAACTAAATCCTTACCTCCGTCACCCTTAAAGCTTTGCACTATATGCCAGTCGATTGATTCATAGTCGAACGCCGTAGGCGGTTCGCCATCAGGCGAAACCGCAGAAGGCGGAGTTTCTTTTTTTACGGTACCCGTTTGCCCCGTAGGGGCAACGGGTACCTTTTTATCTTTTTTATATATATATTTTTTAGTTGTATCGGGATTATCGTCGGGATTGTTGACGGTTTTGTTAGCGGAACTGTTTGAGGGATTGTTGACGGAATTTCCGCTAACTATATTTTGATACATATCGTAATTATTTACGGAAATCAAATGATATTTATTCGGATAAACTTTTAATGTTATTGCTTCACATTCAGCTAAAGCTTTTAAGCAACGATTTAACTTATCTTTCTTCATATGTAATTTCATACAAAGTGTTTCCATACTTCCAACTATGCTTCCACGCTTAATTACTTTACCGCACCATTTTTTGTTTTTATAATTAACAGCAAGTAATAATTTTACAAAGCAACTAAAAATAGCATCATCATCTGCATATTCCCAATCCAGCAAACTGCGAAATAATCCTATAAAGCCACCAGATTTATTCTGTGTTAAGTTCCTCTGCCTTGCCACCTATCTCACCTCTCAATCGTTTAACAAGCCTCACAGCGTCCTCACGGCTCCGCATAACGATGTATTCAAAGCCTAATGTCATAGCAACATCTTCAAAGTGTTTTTGAGCTTTGCTTTGCTTTCCTTTGTTAGTTTTAACCTCAATAAATATTGTCTTTCCGCCGTATGCAAAAAGCGTAAGGTCTGCTTCGCCCGGTATACCTATTTTTATCGGTGACCCATAAGGTGTTATGTATGTACCTACATTATTCCGCCTGACTATTCCAACCTGGGATAGCTCTGCACGGATAGCGTTTTGTATCGCTGTTTCTTGCTTTTGCTGGGCCATTCAGCCACCCCCTTGATTTTTGTTGATAATATACCCAACCTGGCTTATAACCGTGTAATTTGGCATATTCTGACAATTCCTCGACACTTTGGCACTCATTAGGCGATAAATAAAATCTAACTCTTTGT